GGCCCTTTGGGCCATACGTCTCTATTTCTCTGTGTATAACCGTTGTGTTATGCATAGAGACGGGAGTAATGATCCTGTTATCAATTCATTTATTGCTATGTTTCACCGTTTGTGTGTCTCATAGCAATCGTCACTTTGACGTAAACTAGACCGTCTTACCTTGTTATTTGTAAAGTGACTATTGTACCTTTAGTGTGTTGTATTTATACGTTATTCTTATCAAGCTCGGCAGAATCGGAACATTTAACGTTGCATTGGAGGCTCTATATTTTGTACTTTTCCCAGTACTTTAATATTTAGCTAGTTCTTATGGCAGGGATTATACACTCTCGTAATGTATATCTCCATTACCCAACGTTATATTAATCCGGTGGTTCTGAGTGGATTATTTTGCGCGTATGATTGTAACATCTAATCTAAAGCGTTGTTTGCTCATTTGTAACAATCTTGAATGATACACGTAGTATGATACTTGAAGACATGATTGACATAATAACCATAAGGAGGGGATATGGGTTCACAATCCAGTGAATTTTGTTCTCGATTTAGTTATTTATAACTAAATTTGCTCTTATGGGTGTACCCTTAGGTGTGGGATTTATGTCTGTTATCTTAGTAGTGTTGAGTGTGAAATGTATTGTAATAGAAGTGCGTACTTGTGGGGACGGTTGGCCACCTCTTGGCTGATGATTAAGGGGGAGCATCCTTTCTCCCCCTTCGTAAACCTTTCGTTAATGGCTGCCTGCTAGTGGGCTTGCACTGGCAAAACTTTTCTTTTCTTCCACCATGGCCACAACTATAGATCAAACGCTTTCGGTTAATGCTTCAGTTGAAGAACTTCATGCACAGTGTACTTTTTACAGCAGAATTTTAAAATCTGACCTTGATAAGTTGGATAGTTTTATGACTTTGTTTGATGCACTTGGAGGAGCTGATATTAATGAATACCGTAGAATTTACGGTCTTATTAAAAGATTGCGCTTTACTATTAATCGTGATATTAAAAATTATGAACAATGCTTGAATGCATATGCTACAGCTATAAAACCAAGTGTTCCTTTTGAATTTCAAAGTAAGGAAATGAATTTTGTGCAGGATATTGCCAGTTGCATTCCAGTGGTGGGTAATGTACTTGCTAAAAGTATGCCAGCTATAGGCACTCTTGCGAAGAACGTGTTTGATGAATTCATGCATGACACGCCACCGATTAAGTGTAGTGAACCAGGCAATTATGCATTAGTAGATATTCCTAAAGAGGTCAGTTCATTGGCCCTTAGTCAAAATGATATAATGCCTAATCAGCATGCCCTTTTGAGCATGGATGTAGAGTACATGCAGCGGATGACTGATATTAGAGAAAGGTGTAAAGTACCTGCGCGTATCGCAGTTATTCCTTGGGCTCAAGCGCAACCAGCTGGAGTTCCACTTGCACGTATTAATGTTAATACACAAATTATAACACCTCGCGTTTCAGGAACTAATACTTTTTGGGATAATACCCCAATTTCATATTTCTCGCAATTCTTTGCTTTTTGGAGAGGCGGAATTCGCTTTACTGTAGAGTGTCTGCCGACTAAATATCACCAAGGACAGCTTTATTTGGCTTTCAATCCAAATTTGGCGGCAATTTCAATTGACGGTGCGCGTAATTGTACTTCAGCTACCATTGATTTAGGAATGAACAATCGCACGTCATTGGACATTCCGTTTGTCACACAAACTGATTATTTGAACACTATACCATTTCGTGTTCCACAACCTGCAGCTACGTTGTTGGATACATTGGGAACTTTCAATATTTTCGTACAGAATGATCTTGATTCAAATGGAACAGTTTCAACAACTATAGATATCAATGTTTATGTCGAAGTTATGGATGATTTTGAATTTAAGACCCCGGTGGCTTTTGATTTTACTAATGAGCCAGTGCAAACTTATATTGGCTCTTGGCAGATGAACGAGGAAGTGGTACGTAATGTTCACCAGGCTGCGCCGATACATGATGATAGAAACACTAAAGACACTAATGATGCCAATACAAGCATCTGTTGTAATGTTGAATCTTCTAATACTCAAAATGTCCTTGAACGGGAATACTTGCAGAGTTTTGGAAACGTTTTTTTAACCTCCAATAATATAATAGACAGTCTATTGTCTTTTAGATTACCAGATGAATATTTTAATGTTAACTTTGCAACACGTGGAGTTTCTAATTATCATGAATTGTATCGTATGGATTTTAAGGTTACGTTGCGTATTAATCCTTCTCTTTTCCATCAGGGTGCCCTTATAATGTATTGGGCACCTTTAAGTGAAGATATGAGAACCGGTATGTCTGGTGGGACATTGACACAATTGCCTCATGCTATATTGAATATTGCTAATGAAACGGAGTGTTCACTCATTGTTCCGTACTCGTCGATGACTCGTGTTTTGCGCAGTGCATATCCCACTATGGGTCGTGTTGAAGTTTTGGTTTGGAATCAATTGCGGTGCCCGTCAACTGCACCACAATCTGTTAAGTTTTCTGTGTGGATTCAAGCAATTAATGCGCATATGGCAGTTAAAAGGCAACAGGGAGCCGAAACTACTGCTTTTCAATTTCAGGGAGATGAACCGTCGGATACAGCACTGGAGAATTCCACAACACAAGTTGCCTTTAAACAGGCTACAGCTCCAGTCAAGAAAACTTTCATATTGTCAAAACATGATAATGTTCTTACTTTGTTGAGAAGGCCTGATTTTGTGGCTTCGGCTCCATTCATTCATGGTGACGGTAGCGTTAATGTTACCGGTTTATGGCAACTTCCAGCTTTTTGTGGTAAGGAACATTTTCTCTTGCTTGGTACTTATCTTTCAGCATCTGGGTCTAATCGTTTTGTTATTTCAACCTCCAGTGGGGTTTCGAACAATATTACAATGTTTGCCATACCGCATTTCACAGCACTTATTCCACCTGCTGTGACAGTTGCTACACTACCACCTGTTGTATCTTTTGAACTCCCTGCAACATTTAATGGTTCAGCCCAATGGCATCCGGGAGTCCAACAACAGAAATTGGTAGAACTTCCTTACTACAATGTCTATCCTATGGTGGCAGATTCTAATAGAATACGGGAGAGTTACGTTACTGGATGGCCTTCTCTGTTGATAGGGTATACTAATTCAGATACTACTGGTACTTTACCACGAATTTATTCGTTTCACTCTGTTGGCGACGATTTTATGGTTTATTTTCCTTTAGCAATACCCCAATTCCGTATTCAACGAACAGGAACTTTGAGGGAATCGAGTTCTATCTTGATCGGCAATGTCATAGTTGATCATACATTGCAACATCTCGAAACAAAATTTTCAAAACTCAATTCACAGGCGCATGAACTAACGAAGCCGAATGATATTGAGTTAAAAGATAATTCCAATGAGGTTAAACAGAGATGTGATGTCTCTACCCCGTTGGTCATGGAATTTCAAAGTGCTATATGGCACCCAAATCGATGGTTTTCTTCCATCGTTGAAACAAAAGAGAAGTTAAACGCAATAGGTAATACTGCTGAGAAATTGGAAAAGGGTGATTTAGTTGAGAAGTGTGGAGATGTAGTGTGTGAAGCAAAAGCTTGTTTTTCAGCAATGAAAGATTTCGCGTGTGACGCGCAAAAGAGTTTGAACCATGCCCCTCTATCAGTAGCTATGGCCGCATCAAATACTAACTCAGATCTAAATGTTTTCTTAGAAAAGTGGCTTAAGATAACTGAATTTATTATGGATTGTGTTCTCGGAGTGGCTGGAATTTGCAGAGGAGGAGCATTGGCAATTGTTGCAGTTGCTAATTTAACAATCAAGATTGGTAGATTTGTCAAACCACATATTTGGTCTAAAATTGAAAAACTTAGTGCGCCTAAATGGCACTCTCAAGGTAAAGAATTTCCAACTTATGGTATTAAAGCTTTTAAACTTATTCAAAGTAAGTGGGATTCAGCATTGGAAAGTCTTGCTCCAGGCGTACTTAGTTCAGCATTTTCGTTGATATCGCGAGAGGTCTCAGATTCGGATCATCGTTCATTCAAAGTTCGTTACGACGAAGAAATGCTTGGTAAAGTTACACTAACTGAAAAGTGTATTGCCTTTTTCCAGGTAATTGTCGATTATATTTTTGAGGGAACAGGTTATTTCACGGATTGGTATTCGTTGAGTCATAGCAAGATAACGCAACTTGTGCAAGATTTTACCGAACAGAATGCTCGTGGAGATTTTGATTCTGACAATATTTATAAGGGCGACCATTTGGATAAGTTGCGAAAACATTATAAGCTAGCACTAAGAATTAGTAAATATGGACCGGTTACACCTAAATTCCCCGTTTCATACATGCGTTTAGCTACTGACATCATTAAGACTTTTAAAGGAATTCCACCTAAAGCCGGGTCAGCTAGATGTGTTCCCACAGCTGCAGCATTTGTTGGTGATTCTAGTGTTGGGAAAAGTTATATAGTTGGTTCTATATTGCCTACGCTTCTTCTACTTATTTCAGGTGACTGTAAAGATGGAGAGGAAGCTGACGGCGAAGTTTGGGCTCGACCAACTGGTCAAAATGTGCATTTTTTCGATGGTTATACGCAACAGAAAGTCATGTATGTAGATGATTTTCTGAAGAATGTAGATGGAAAAGATGCAGATGATATGATCAATCTCATTTCATGTACACAAACTCCTTTGGAAATGGCGAAACTCGAAGAAAAAGGACGATTGTTTAAATCAGATTATATTTTGGTTACCACCAATAGTTCAAATTTTAGTAATGTGCATGGGTTGATGTGTTGTGATGCGTTGTGCAACCGTTTTAAATTTTCATGGAAGATGAGTTTGAAGGTTTCAGAAGATTTTCCAGCTAGTACTGGAAGTGAAACTGTACAATGGCTAGCTAATAACATGGGAAACAAAACTCCTGCTGAAGTCATAGACCTTATTGATAAGAGATGGAAATTTGTTGCTAATGATGTTAGGGGGGGACACTCTAGGGAAGAGTGTTCTTTTCATGACATTGTTGAGAGTTTAGTAGCGGATAGAAAGTTGAAACGTTCAGTGCATGGGTTGATGCGTAAGGCAGTATTGACAATGAAGGCACAAGGTTTGGAAGTAGATGATGTTACTACTGATGATGAGAGGTCAAAGGAGGAACAGTTGCTGAGTTTATATTACTTGTGTGTTGAGGATGGCACTATAGAACAGTATAAAGACATCATTTGTAGTGATATTCGTGACCTTAATATTTTTCCCATTCCACATGATGGAGATATTAGTGGAGACGAAAGAGAAAAACTAGGGAAAATATTATATCATTTTAGAACAAAGTCTTTTTTATGTCGGCCCAAACCACGTACTCCAACACAACTTGAGTTGGAGGCAAATGATATTCTTCAAGATTTCTATGAAAGCCGCACTGAAGGAACTATCGACCAAGATAAAGAACATTATATATTACGTCTTAAGTTAAATAATTTTGACAAAACGGAAACTACTAAGACTTTGAATGATATATTAAGTATTGGTGAATTGTATTATCTGTTAGATCGTAAACCCATAATTATTCCTTGGAAGGGAATATTGAAAGAGTGGCTCTTTCTCACAGGAGTGACGACTGCATGTGTTGCTGGAGGTTTTGCAATAGGGTATGGAGTAACTCAAATTATCACGCAAATATATCGTGCTTTTAGAGATAAGATAGTTACATCACTGCAGGGGCAAGTATATGATACTAATCCCCGTGTTAAAGCACCACCACAGAATACTGTTTTCCAATCGCAAAGTGATGAAGATAGAACGCGAAAGATTAGGAGAAATATTCGTGTTATACGTATGGTTGACGGAGAATGTGATGATATTCTATGTTCTATGTACTGTCTCGTCTTTGAAAGCAAATTTGTATTGGTGCCCAAACATTTCATTGAATCATATAGAAAACGGAAAACGCGTGGTGATTATATATCAGTAGAAATTGAATTGACTACGGTTGATGGTGAGATGTTGCGGATGGAGAAAGTGTCTATTAATGAATCTAACATGTGTAGTGTTAACGGACCAAATGGTACTAATAGTGATCTGGTACTGTTGTACCTAGCCAACGCAAATATCAATGGGGCTGGTAAAATATCCCAATTTATACCTTCACGAGTGGAATTTGCAGCTATGCTCAAAGGGAAGGATGTTGAAGCAGCCATTCTTGGTAAGCATGAAGATTTGGATATTGCAGTCGTTACTACAGTTAGAAACCAACTCATAGAAACTGACAAGAAAGAAACATATAATATGATATTGGGGACATTTTGCAATACTATAACTAAGAATGGTGATTGTGGACGACCTTATTATTTTACTAATAATCGCCCAAAGCCACTGTATGCTCTTCATTCTGCTATTGCAAATAAAATAACAGCGGGAGCTACTCCGCTTATATTGGAAGATATCATGGAAGCATATAATAAAATAAGGAACGTCGAAGTGCCTATATTGGAAAAAACTGTTGTATCATTGCAGTGTGATAATCATGTGTCAAAGTACTGGAATACTTCTATTCAAAATAGGGGTGAAGTGTCTATCAATGGAATTAAGTTAAGCAAGAATACTATCAATAAGACAGATAAACGAAAGTGGCTTGAACATATTGACTGGCCTGTAAAATACGCTCCTTCATATAAAGGGGTAACTGATACTTATCATGTGATGTATACTAACGCTCAGAAGTGTATTCCCAAGTATACTCATGTAGTTGAACCACGTATACATGACAAGTGTGTCGATTTTTATACTAGAATTTTTCCAGAGGAAAGAGACAAACATATATTAACAGAATTTGAATGTATTAACGGATATGGTAACATGCAACGTTTGGTTATGAGTACTTCGAGTGGTATTTTGGCCAATTGGTTTTCTAATGGTAAGTATGAATTTTTCGATTCGGATGGCAAAGATGAACCAAATTATACCTTTTCGCACAAGGCTAAAACGTATAATATTCCTATTTTTAATCAAACTTTTGTGGAAAGACTTCGAGATTTTGATAATGGCATACAAATAGGCGAAATACGTGACAGTCCTATATGGGTGGCTACTGTGAAAGATGAATTGCGGAAACTGGAAAAAGTAGAACAAAAGAAAACTAGAATTTTTGAACAACCATCTTTGGAATATACATTGTTAGTTAGAAAGTATTTTGGTGCATTTCTTAATTACATTAAAAGCAAAGCAGGGTTTGTTACGCATAGTGCTATAGGTATTGACTATGAAGCAGCTTGGAAGAGCATTTATCAATATTTAGAAAGTAAAGGTAACAATGGATTTGATGTTGATTATACCAATTATGATGGGAGTGTGTCTCCGCAAGCATTTGATTTTTATCGGAGAGTCACCGATTATTATTACGGAGATAGTAGCCCAGCTAGACATTCTTTATTATATATATTACAAAATTCGAATGTGTTGGTTGGACACAATTTGATGAGAACTGATTTGGGAAACAAGTCTGGTAATCCTATGACTGATATTTTTAATTCAATTACTAATGTTTATATTCTTTACGTTAGTTACCTACAGAGTAGATTAAATGTCGGGCTTTCATGCGATTTTGAAGATTTTCATCGAGATGTTGCTTTATTAACTTATGGAGATGACGTTATAATAAGCGCCGATGATGATACTTTACAGTATTTTAATAGGATAAGTGTTTCAGACACTACAACAAAACTTGGCTTTGTAGCCACAGCCGCAGATAAAAGCGGGAATTTGCAAAAATTCGAAAAATTATCGGAGTTACAATTTCTGAAATCGAAATTTGTATCTTTGGATTGGTGTGTATTAGCGCCCAAACCAATCGAGATAGCTATTCGTGAATTACAATTTATTAGCAAACAGAATAAAGGAGATAAACGAATTATAAAAGATTTATTTAATTGTGCGTTGCGTTTTGCAGCACATAATGGAAAGGATGAAGTAACAAGATTACAACGACAGTGTGCCGATAGAGGCCACAATTTGCGATTTGATTTTGAAGATTTCATCCAAGATATAATTGATAAACAGCGGGTCTGTGGTGTGCAGACTCCTTCAATATTTTAACTTAATGTTAAGTTGAAACTACGTATCTAGAGAGATACGTATGTTGAGTGAGAAAGTAAATCCCAGCACCGTAAGAGTCTACTATGGAGTCATCTGTATCAGTGAGTAGACCGCAGCGTGTGTTTGGCGCTGTTTATCCTTAACCCGCCACAAACCAGTGGAAGGGAGCAGGAAT